CATACATAATTAATGCCCACGCCAATTGTAACCGGAGACCGAAACCATGCCGAAATCCTCCCGCCATCAATATCCCTTCGGGACCTCCCCGGACCGGGGTGGTATAGTTCACGGAATTGCCACCTGTTATGAGTGCGGATGGGAGGTCGAGGGGAGAAACGTCATGGGCCTCGCGGCCCAACACGCCGGCAAGACAGGCCACCACGTAAATTGCGAAATTGGCCACAGCTATAGCTGGAACACTCCCTCTAAATAGGAATAGACCCATGGAAGCAGTCCACCACCCTAATTGTAACATCCTACTTAAAGGCCACGGAGACGTGCAGGACCTCCCCGCAGAAAAGGGGACCCTGAAGGCCTCCCCGGAGTCCCTTCCCCAGACCGTTATCGTTTCCTACTGGCAGCCCTCCCCGGAGGAAGAAACCGAATGACCGCCGGCGCCCACGGGGATTACGAGGTACATAGCTGCGGGGACAGGGGGAAGGTGGTCCACGGAGACTGCCTGGAGTTCATGCGGGGCATAGACTCCGAGAGTATAGATACCATAATAACCTCCCCCCCGTACAACCTCCGGAACTCGTCCCGGAAATCCGGTCCCTCGTCGATCCGCAACCGGAAGTGGGAACGCTATAACGTGGCCGGGTATCCCGGCACCCCGGATAACCTCCCATACCCGGAGTACGTCGATATGGCCCGGGAAAGGATGTCCCTCCCTCTGTTTCAGTAGAGGTTCCCGATGCCTCCGATGCGCCCCGGCCGGAAAAAGCAGACCCGGCGAAAGAAAGGCAAGCAGTTCAAGAACGAGGTATATAAAAGCGTACCTCCCCCACCGGCCTCTATGACGGGCCGGCAGGAACGTGCCCTCTTTTCCCGGGTGGCGCGCATCCTCGTAAACAGGGGGACCCTCGGAAAAGGGGACAGGGATATGCTGGTCCGGTACGTCTACACCACGGTGGCCATGCAGCGGGCCTTCGAGGATATGGTGGGAGACGGAAGGCAGAAAGAGGGTAAGTGGGATAACTCTGATCGGCAGAAAATATATGCTATATTGAGCAAGGATTTTCAGGCCTTTTCGGCTGCCCTCGGCCTCGGGACCCTGCAGAGGGGCCACGACAAGATCCAGCCGCTGAAGGATCCGGAGACGAAGGATAAAGACAATGCGGCCAGCGGCATCCCCCCCTCCGCGGCATCCCAGGAATACTATGGGGACAAGGATCGACAGGGCAAAGGTACGTGACGTTATAGATTTCTGTGCCTGTCTCAAGCACGTAAAGGGCCATCTCGCCAGCCGCCCGGGCGTCCCCGCCAAGCCCCTCTACCTCGACGAGTGGCAGATACGGGGTTTCATAGAGCCTGTATTCGGACACGTCGACGAGGACGGGTACAGGGTAGTAAAAAAGGCCGTAAAATGGATCCCGAAGAAGAATACAAAGAGCACCCTCGGGGCCGCCCTGGCCCTCTATCTCCTGGGGTGGGACGACGAGCCGGGCGCCGAGGTAGCCTCCTGCGCTGCCGACAAGTTCCAGGCCCGGATCGTTTTCGAGACCGCCAAGGACATGGCCATGGAGGCGGATTACGTGGTCCGGAGCCAGCTCCAGTGGGGCCGTGACAAGATAATCCACCTCCCCACCCGGAGCACTTACGAGGTCCTCTCGTCCGACGTAAAAACGAAGCACGGCCCCAATTATCACGGGGTCATATTCGACGAAATCCATGCGCAGCCGAACCGGGAACTCTGGGACACCGTGACCCCTGCCGGGGCCGCCCGCAAGCAGCCTCTCGTGCTCGGGTTCTCCACGGCCGGAAAGGATATCGAGACCCTCGGAGGCGAGCAGTACCTGTACTCCAAGAAGATTGTGAACGGGGACGTGGTAAACCCCGCATACCATGCCCTGATCTACGAGGCGCCGAAGGATGCGGACTGGACCGACGAGAACGTATGGCGGGCCTGTAACCCGGGCCTCGGGTCCTCCGTCCAGATGTCGTTTCTCCGGGCGCAGTTCGCCGAGGCCAAGGAGATACCGTCTATGCAGGCCTCGTTCCGGCGCCTCCATCTCAACCAGTGGGTGGAAGATATATCGACCTGGATAGATATGGAGGAATGGGACAAGTGCCAGGGCACCACGCACTCTCCCCCTGCGGGCAGTATCTGTTACGGAGGAATAGACCTTGCCTCCGTACGGGATATGTGCTCCTGGGTCCTCGTATTTCCGATGGTCTGCGAGGACGGAGAAAAGAGGCTGCGTATCCAATGCCGCCTGTGGGTCCCGGAGGCCCGCCTGACGGACAAAGAGAATATGTATGCCGCGCAGTACCGGGCCTGGGCCGCGCATGGGTTCCTGCAGACCGTCCCCGGAAACGTTATGGAATACGGTCCCATAGAAAGGCAGATTTATGAGGATGCAAACACGTATTTTATAGACTCCATCCACATGGATAGGTATTTCCAGGGCCTCGAGCTACACCTCCGGCTGCAGGATCACGGGCTGGACGTTTACGGTTTCGGACAGGGTTATGCCTCCATGAGCGCGCCCATGAAAGCCTACGAGGCTATGATCTCCCGGGGACAGGTAGACCATACAGGGAACCCGGTGCTGCGGTGGCAGGCCACGAATATGGCCTCCGTCTCCGACGATGCCGGGAACATCAAGCCCTCGAAGAAAAAGGCCACCGGCCCCATAGACGGACAGGTCGGAACCATCCAGGCCGTGGGCCGCTACCTCCAACGGGAGGGTGGTCTCGATCCCGACGAGAGAAACATTATGCCGAGGTTTGCCTGATGGCCAAGGGAGGATTTCGCCGTTTTATTTCCCGCATGGCGGGAGGCTCCGGCCTCGGAATAGGACCGGGCACGTGGGATATAGGGGACCACTGGCGCCCCGGACAGGCCCCCACCCGGGCTATGCGAGAGGTGCGGGTGGTGTACTCCTGCGTGAAGGCTATCTCGTCGGCCATAGCCTCCACCCCCCTTATCATGTACCGGAAGATCGGCGGGGACGATTTCGAGCCCGCCACGGACCATCCCCTCTACAGGCTCCTGAAGGTATCTCCGGACGGAGATCTGACCGCCGCGCAGTGGATGGAGCACATGGTGCGCAGCCTCCTTTTGTACGGGAACGGATTCGCCCGCATACGCCGGGACGGGGCCGGGGAAGTGATGGCCCTCGAACCCCTGGACCCGAGGAAGATTATATGCCGGATAAACCCGAACGGAGTCCGCATATACGAGACCCGGGACTGGCTGAACCAGAACCCGGAGAACGTACACCAGGACCATATATTCCACGTGGCCGGTCCCGGGTGGAACGGGTTCCGGGGCCTGTCTCCGATACAGGAGGCTGCCCGGTCCGTCGAGTATGCGGCCGCCGCCCGGGGCTACGGATACCAGTTCCTCGAAAACTCGGCCATCCCCGCCGTGGTGGTTTCCGGGGTGCCCGGCCAACTCTCCGACCCCGACTGGGAAAAGATGCGGGAACGGTGGGGGCAGCTCTATTCCAAGGCCAACCGTTTTAAGACGGCCTTCCTGCCAAAGGGCCAGGAGGTGAATACTATCGGCGTCGATCCGCAGGACGCCCAACTCATAGAAGTGCTGAAGTGGACCGGGGAGGATATATGCGGGATATTCCAGGTCCCCCCCCCCATCGTAGGGATACTGGATCACGCCACGTATTCGAACGTGGAGCACCTGTTCCTGCAGTTTATCGTCCACACCCTCATGCCCTGGTTCGTCCGGATGGAGCAGGCCGTGAACCTCCAACTCATGACCCCGAGGGAGCACGCGACCTATTACGCCAAGTACAGGGTGCAGGCCCTGCAGAGGGGGGACTTCAACAACCGCATGCAGGGCTATGCGGTGGGCCGGCAGTGGGGAATCTTTTCCATCAACGATATCCGGCGCCTCGAGGATATGCGGCCCGTAAAGGACGGGGACGAGTACCTCAAGCCCATGAATATGCTGCCGCTGAACGCCCCGGGGCAGTCTGCGGCCGGCGCCCCCTCCCGCGCGCGCGCGGACGACGTACAAAGGTTCGTGGCCCCGGCCCCGGTCCTCTACAGGAACACGGCCGCCGAGCGCGCCCAGGCCCGCCGACAGGCCGCCCAGGCCCTCGCAAAGGATTTCCTGGACGCCTTCCGGAGTCTGGCCACGGCCCACGGCCAGGCCATCTCGCGGATCCTCTCGGAGGCTATAGCCCGGGAGCTGCCGCCCGACGATATAGTCACACGCCTGTCCGAGTGGCAGACCACCGACGCGGCCCTCGATACCGGCCAGATCATTGGGGCCTATAACGATATGCTGGAGGCCATGACCCGGCTGGCCCAGGACGAGGTAGACTACCCGCAGGACCCCTCCGACGAGGCCACGGAGGCTGTCCGCGAGACGACCGACCAGGTAGCCATCGGGGCCGCCCGCCGACTCGCGGGCCGCGAGGCCGGGCAGGTCATCGGCCACGTCATGGCCGGAGATATGGAGGCCGCGCAGGCCGCCCCGGAGGCCTGGCTCGAGGATACAGGGCTGGCCGCATCCGCCGGCCGCGACGAGAGGACCCGCGCCGAGAACGCCCTGACCCGGGCACTATGGCTCGCCGCAGGAGTAAGGTATATGACCTGGCGCACCGTGGGAGAGTCCTGCGATATATGCAAGGAGATGGACGGCGCCCGCACCCGGGTGTCGGGCTATTTCGCCCACCCGGGAGACGAGGTGGCAACCCTGTCCGTATCCCGACGCGTGGCCACCCCGCCAATACATGCAGGTTGTGATTGCATGATACTTCCGGAATGAATACCTTTGGGTTATGGACCCCGTTTCCCGTAACATAGTGCGAGTCCCAGGCTTTGTTAAGTTCCGAGCCGCAGAGGCCGGTGACTCCCGCCTCGTGGCGGGCAAGGCCGTCGTCTACAACTCCCGCCAGCTTATTTATCCCTGGTACTACGAGGAAATAGATCGGGGCTGCTTCGGCGCCTCCCTGTCCGACGAGGCCGTACGATGCCTGTGGCAGCACGATTCCTCCTATCCCCTCGGGTCCGTACGGAATAAGACTCTCCGACTCGATGACCGCGAGGACGGTCTCTATTTCGAGGTCGATATCGCGGAGACCCGTATGGGAGACGATGCCCTTGCCCTGATACGCCGAGAGGACGTACACCAGTGCTCGTTCTGCTGCTCGATCCAGGGAGAGGAAAACGGAAAGGAGGATGGCAAGTACTGGGCCAAGATAACAGAGGCAACCCTCTACGAAATTAGTTTTGTAACCTGGCCAGCGTATTCCGGCACCCATGCCGGTATAGCCAGAAACGGCGCACCCCCCGAAGATCTCTCCCGCATGGGAGATATTGCCCGGCGCCTCTCTCCCCAGGGAGAGGAAGCTCGCAAGCAGGCTATCCTGCGCAACCTTCAGGGGGGCCTCTCCGAGGCTACCCGGAATATAGATGTCCGCCTCGACGGATACGAAATCCGCCCACTCTAAACCTCGAGAGAACAATGCCGCAAGCTGCCCATAAGGTTATTGAGATGCGCCGGGAGCGCAAGACGATCCTGGACGAAGCCTTTGCAAAACGGAAAAAGTACCGGGACTCCGGGGAGGACCTTCCCTCCGACGAGGCCACGGCCATCGACGGTCTGCTGGACCGGGCCGACCAGCTCCTGGAAAAAATCGAGCGCGAGGAACGCATGATCGATGCGGAGTCCTCCCTCGAGGGAGAGACCGAACGGTCGGTCGAAAAGGCCGCCGAGATTATGGCCAACGACGGCATGGCCCGGGGAGCCATCGACGAGGTAGAGAGGGAGCTGGAAACCTCCGTCTTTATCCGGCGCCTCGCGGGAGCCAGCCGCCTGAAACGGTCCGGATTCAAACTGGCCCTGACCCGGACCCAACGCGAACGCCTCCAAAAGGCGGGGGTCTACCGGACCGACCAGGCCACCATCCTGGAACGGATGCAGGACAAGCTGATCGACCGGACCCAACAGACGGTGGGCACCGACGCGGACGGCGGGTTCCTCGTACCGGAGATGTGGGCAGACTCCATAACAGGGTTCGCCGAAAAGGAGTACGGGATGCTGGAGGCCGGCGCCCAGAAGATCACCCTCGACGGGTTCGGGACAATGAACTTTCCCCACGACGGGCTGGAGGCCGACGCAAAGGCCGTGATCGTGGCCGAGAACACGGGCCTGGGATCGGATAAGATCACCTTCGGGAACCTGGCGATAAACCCCTACAAGTACTCGACGAAGATTATCCGGGTGCCGTACGAGCTTATCCTCCAGAGCAAGTACGACATCGAGGCCCACGTCTCCCGCCGCCTCGGGCAGCGGTTCGGACGGGGGTTTAACGAGCACTCCACGGACGGGACAGGGACCGGCCAGCCCTACGGGTACATGGCCGGAGCCAAGAGCGCCCTGACCACCGCCTCTGCCACGGCCATTACGTGGTCGGAGCTGGTGCAACTCTACGCCACCCCCCGGAAGATGTACGCCCGCAACGGGAAGTGGCAAATGAACCGGACCACCCTCGGGAAGATTATGATGCTGCAGGACGGGGACTCCCGGCCCATCTTCCTGACAGGCCTGGCCATGAGGGCGCCGGATACGCTGCTCGGCAAGCCCATCGTCTTAAACGACGACATGGACGATATAGCCACCGGGAAAAAGCCCATCTCCTTCGGGGATTTCTCGGAGTACATTATCCTCGAGGAGGCCTCTATCCGGGCCATGGTCCTCGTCGAAAGGTACGCCGAGCTCGGGCAGGTGGGGTTCGTAGGGACCCGCCATATGGGTGGCCGCCTTATCCACGGAGGGGGCAACACCGATTCCCCGGTCCAGTACATTACGATGGCCTGATCCATGACCCGCCTCGTTTCTCTTACCTCTTTTACTCCCCCGGGACCGAAGGCCGGCGAGATCCATGATTTCCGGGATAACGAGGTCCCGGCCCTGATCGAGAGAGGGCTGGCCCGCCATCCCGAACCCGGGGAGGACCCGGAGGCCACCGGCCCCTCCGATGCCGCCGAGGACCTTACGCCCTCCGAACGGAAGGCCGAGGCCCGGCGCCTGCGGGACGCCGGGACAGAGATCGACGAGATCGCGGCCCGCCTGGGCGTCTCCGCCCGTACCGTAAGGGGCTATCTGCGATGAGGCGCCCCCGCCATGGCTTATGCCCTGTCCTCCTACGAGGTCCCGGAAATCACTGTACAGTCTACGCCGGGAGCCATCGTAACCCTCGAGGAAGTACGAGCCCACCTCAACCTGGGACCGTCCCAGACCGGGTCGAATAACTATATCTCGGGCCTCCTGGACGAGGCCCGGGAG